TTTTTGAAAGTGCATCTTTTATCCCTGTTAAGTCAAAAGTCAAAACAGAAAATATAAGCTTCGCAACCCCTTTTAACGCTTCGTAAATGTTCTTGAATACCGTTGTAACGATATTGTAAAGAGAAGTGAATACAAATTTAACCGCATCAAAAAGATTTTTAAATACTAGAATTACCGCCTCAATACCTATTCTAAAAATCATCGATTCGTTATAAAGTTTTATAAAATAGTTGACAATATTCTGTGCCCATCTTTTAATAGTATCCCAATTCTTAACAATTGCAATCGTTAGCAAAGTTATACCTGCAACGATTAAACCAATAGGCCCCGTTAAAACTGCTAAACCTTTTAATAAAATTGGTAAAAATTGTACAAAACCACCTATTGCAACTAATAATGGCCCCAAAGCAACTAACAAGCCTCCAACGATTAATATAACCTGTTTGATTGTCGGTGAAAGTTGCTGAAACCAATCAATAACGCTTCCTATTACGGAAACGAATTTCTCCATTGCAGGAACTATGTATTTGTCAATTAATGGNAATAGTGTATTTGTTAATAAAGGTGCTAATTTAGCCCCGATATTATTTTTTAATGCTTCAAATTTAGCCGATAATTTTTCAGTAGCTTGTCTAAATGCATTAGCACTTTGCAAGGCTTCATTGCTCATTACAAGCCCTAAAGATTGGGCTTCTTCTCTTAATTGGGTAATACCATCACCCCCCAAAGATAAAATAGGTGCGATGTCCTTCCAAGCCCCTCCAAATAATTGTGAACCTAAAGTGTTTCGCTCCGTTATATTCTCCAAAGACGCAAGTTTCATTATAGTTTCATCAACTATATCACCCGCATTTCTTATCTGTCCATTAGCGTCTTTACTCGCTATTCCTAATCCTTGCAATACCTTAACGGCTGGGCTACCTTCTTCCCCAACGTCTTTTAAACGTCTAACGAGCCCCTCTGCCGCATTTGTTACCGCTTCTGTACTTACACCCGCTATTTTAGCTACATATTGCCACTCTTGTATAGCATCGGTTGTCATCCCTGTAATGTCTGACAAATCCAAAAGTCTATCAGCTACATTACCCACATTTTTTGCGAGTAATCCCATAGCTCCAACCCCTGCGATAATACCCGCAGATAAAGCGGAAAACTTAACGCCAACGTCAACAATTCCTTTGCCTACTTTATCAAAAGATTCTTTGGTTCTATCGGCAAAAGATTTAATTGAACCCGAAGCTTTTTCAAGCCCCTTGTTCAAATCCGACAAATCAACGCCTATGCTAAAATTAAGTTTTTCGCTCATTTTGGTATTTTCTAAATGCTTTTAAAAAGTTCTCTTTTTGCTCATCACTAACCCTTTTTTGTTGCTCCATTCCTAAAGGTAAGAATTTTTCTTTTGTCTTTGGTAGCTTTTTTGGGTCTAAATGCGAACCTACTAAACTTGAATAAGCAACCTCGCGAACTTTTAACCAATCTTGACGGTCTTTTCTTTTATATCCAAATGACCTAAGTTGAAACTCCCGCCAACTCATCATATATACTTGCCTCAGGGAGTCGCAACCTAACTCAAACAAACAAAAAGAAAAAACTTCTTCATCAAAATTTATCTTTTTACTTTTGGTNGGTGGCTCTTTCCCTCCACCTTCTCCTTTCCCAACTGTGTGGTAATTGAAGTCGTAAATACCGTTAATAAATTCTGTATCGCCTCCGATTGAATCCCCCCTACATTGTCAACTTCATTAATCACATCGTTAAGCGATACTTTTTCCAATCCTGTTAAAGTTGCGGTACAATTTATACCACAATGAATAAACAAAGGAATGTATTTAAAAGGGTTTTTAGATAGGCAGTTAAACGACTCTTGTATGTCGTTTGTTCCTGATTGCTCAATCCATTCGCCTAAAAAATAAGTTCCAAAGATTATTTCTCTATTAAAAAAAGTTGCTCTATTGTTCATAATATTATACGCTTGGCGCTACGTTAGGGTCTGTTCTTAAAATCGCACCGTTTCCATCTAAAGTAGCTGAAAAAGTACTGTTTTCGTTTACCGCTTGGTCTAAAGATAAATCAGTTATTAATGCAGTGCCATAATACTTTACAGAACTTTCATTGCTCATATCGGTATCTAATTTCCATTGCTGTAATTCTCTTGACTCTTGCAATACTAATAAAGCATCGTGTGAGGCTTTAGCATCATCTCCGCCCTCTGTTGTTGTGTCGATATATTCGCCATCTGCCGAAAGTGAATAATTAAATACACCCGCACTTTTTTCAGTTACGCCTGGCGCACATTTTGTTTGTCTTTCAATAACCTCAACGGTTGTAGATAGTGAATTTGATGTTAGACAAGCGATAGGCTTCCACGCATCGTCTAAGTAAAGGAATAATATTCCATTTTCGCCTTTAATCGGTGTTGTACTCATTTTGATAAAGTTTTAAATTAATTGTTACTATTGTTCTATTTATGATTTCATTCAATCCGTATGTTACTAAATCTGTGGAACTATACGCTTTTGTTGTTGGCGTAAATTCTTCAATCTCAAATAATTCATAAGCAACTGCGACTTCATTTTCTGCGTCGTTTATAGCTGCTCTTGAACCCGTATTACCAACATTTGGCACTCTTTGTATGATTTCAATCAATATAGTAGAATCCCAATTTTTTACGCATTTATTACCGTGTTCTAATACTTTGATCTGTGTTGACAAAAGTACGCAAAAATCTTCATTATCTACACCTTGAGAACTGTCAAATACGTTCAAACCTTCACCCGTTAGGTAGTCATAAAAATATTTCCGTATGTATTTATCAGGATTAAGCATTTCGCATAAAATTTACCATATCTCTACTAAATTGTTTTTTTACTTTTTGCCAAGCCGGATACATAAACGGTTGAGGTCGCATACCTTCTCTAAATATTGTAACCATTATTGGATAAGCATATTTCTCATCTATTCCTTTTAATCTGCACCAATTACGCAAACGTTCCAAAATATCATCCTTACTAAAGTTCTGACCTTTAAATCCGTTCGCTAATTCTGCCCATTCACTTGGAACTGATACTTTTCCGCCCGTTCCAAACTCGATATACGGTGCATAATCCGCATTGGCTACAACTGACTGCTCTAATTTATCTGAACTTATTTCTATACCTATTGACTGTCTTAATTTACCAAAAGCAATAGGAGCGTTTTTAACCGCCTCGTTTCTGCCCTCAAAAGCATTGGCACTTACTATCTGAACGCATTGCTTTTCAATGTCTTTTCTTGCCTTCTTAAAGCTATCTACCAACTCACGAACTCCTGTTACTTTTGATGACATTATACGCTTGGTTTTGGAATAGGTTGTTTTAATGCTTTTGGATTAACACAATTGATTCTAATTTGCGTTTCTAATTGTGTCAATTCTATATTTTGAATCGTGTATTGATAACCGTTAAAAACAACAAAATTAACATTACTATCGATTTCTCTTTTTCTAATTATAAAAGACTGGTCGTATTTGTCAAACACTTGACCGCCCGTACTGTAATTTGTTGCACGTGGTTCGATTCTACGTGCGTAAATATCTGTAATTTTTTCATTCTGTACCGTATTGCCTCCATAACCGTCTTGCACCTTAGTAACCTCCCAAAGTTCAATCATACAGTTATATTTTCTCGCTTCAATCGGTATCATAAATGGAACCTTCTATATTTTTCAATCACTTGTTTAATTGTCATCGGCATTAATCCTGTATTTTGCTCTTGCTCTGTTGAATAATACCAAACTTTAGTAATATCCAATATACATTGGATAATATCCGCAGGGATATCTGCCTCTGTTTCGTAGCCTACTTCTAATGTGATAAAAGAAGTTTCTACACAATAGTTAGGAACGTAATAATTCGCTCGTTTAGTTAGAGTTGAGGTGTCTGTAATCGGAAAGTCATATATTCTAAACGGAGAATAATAATCTTTGTCTATTAACCCAAATATATGATTTGTTTCATTTGAAAAATATTGAAATGCACCGTTTACCATTGACTCAATTTCGGCATCATCAAAAATTTGGTCAGGATCAACTCTCAAATAATTCTTTACTCTTTCTAACTCTAATAACATAGCTTTTAATTTAAAAAAGGGAGGCGGTTAAACCTCCCTTAGTTTATTTATACTGATGGAGGTGTTCCATCCAATTCACCTCTAACGAATGCTAAAGGTTGCTCAATTACTAACACATTGCTTTCCTCTACTCTTGTAGTGATAGCGTTGTATTGTACGTTGTCAACATCTTGCTCAAAGAACTCAACTTTAAGACCATCTGTAACGTACTTGTACGCCTGTGTCCAATCTCCAACGATAAACTCACCCGCAGTTACGAAAGTAGCTTTATAAACAGGAATACCGTTTACAGTCAATTGACCGTTTACAAATGTTACCGTATTTGGTAAAGAAAATTGATTGTTGTCATCTCTTGTAACAGAAATGTTAGCCCAATCCGTTGGATTCAATACGATTCCGTTTACTGCAAAATCCGCAGCCTCCAATTGTGCAATAGCCTCTACTAAAGCAACTACTCCAACTCCCGTACCTGTGTAAACAGATGCAGCAGCTTTCAATGCACCGTAAAAAGAAGCGTTTTCAGATTTGAAATAGTTTCTTCTTAACATTTGAGGTAAACGTGATTGCATCCAAGGCAAGTTACGCATCATTGATTTATGGAAACGGTATAAACCTGCACGGTAAGAAGCTGTAAATACAACAGGCGGAATATCAAAGTCTTGTTCAGGTTTTGCATCTCCTTTTGTTACCGAAGCAATTGCATTCGCAGTAGCTGCTTCTCTCCAAATTCTAATAGTGTCTTCTGAACCCGTAACCGTAGCTACTAAATTAGCGAAGTTTACAAGTGGAGTAGGTAAGATAACCGCATCACCTTGTCTAATAACCGCACCACCATTCTCATTAGCCAAACCACCTGTTAAAGTGTTGTTTGTGTTAATGGTCAAGTCTTTCATTTCAAAAGCAACCGAACGCCCTTTGCTTACTAATTGTAAATCCGCGTGTTTCTCTTGAATAGATTTAGAAAACTCATTCGAGAAGGATTTAACCTCAGTTTTAGTTTGCTTTGCTTTTGCCTCTGCTACTAAAGCATCAATACGAGTCTCTAACGCTTTTACTTCCGCATCTTTAGCGTTTAGGGTTTCAGTCATTTTTGTTTCCAAACCTGCAAACAATTCATTCGCCTTAGTTTGAATAGTTGTGTCCAATCCTGCTATTTTAGCGTCAAAATCGGCTTTCTTTTGCTCTAATAGAGCTTTGATTTCTTCTGGTGTCATTTCTTAAAATTTAAAATTTTTAATTGTTTCTAATATCTCTGCATCTTGCGGCTCTGTTTGAGTGACTTCTGTCGGCTCTGTGAGTGCATCCTTTTTGCCTAATTCATAAGATTGCAATTGCAATTCTTTCAATGCTAATTCTAAAAGCGTAAAAGTTTCATCTGTGAAAGTTCCGTTTCTAAACGCTTTTAAAATTGCTTTTTCTCTTTCGTTTATATCCTCTTTCGTGAAGGATTTCAACCCCGTAAATATTGCATCAGGATTGGCACCAAGTGTAACGTTTGAGCCCTCGTACAATTTCACCTCTTTGATGTATCTTTTCTTGGTGTTGTTGTTCCATTCGCTGACAATAGTACTGAATCCGATTGAGTGCTCTTTTAATATTCCTGCCTCGTATAGCTTAATAGCATCATTTGAGTAGGTTGTATCGGGCAAAGGTTGAGAAACAAATTTCAATCCATACTCATCTTGTGCCAACTCTTGGAATTTACCGTGTGGTTGGCTCCAATTGTGCTGATTTAAAAAGAATATTTGATTTGAACGCTCCATTAACGTCTTCGTAAATGCACCATCCTCAATTATATCATCATCCAAATCAGTATTGCCAAAGCGTGAAAGATAACCCGTTACAATTCTTTTATTAGAATCAATGTCATCTACACCCCCCGTTATACTTTTATACTCTAATTTTTTCATACTGTAAATATTAAATTACCTTGCGTATCTCTTTTTGGAATTTGTAGAAACGTGCATCTACAATTTACCACCTCACTTGCATCTCCATTCGGGTCGCCCGGATACATTAAACCGTTCCCAAAAGGCTCATCTTGTTCAACTCTTGTGCCATCCATTAATTGATGACTTTCTCTAACTTCTCCATCACCTGCACTTATCCACTCCTTATCCAAAAGAACATCGCTATCCGCTCCTACTTGGTTTACTGCCATATTCATTGCAGTAGTTGTTTCTGTTCGTGCTATTCGTAACGATTGCCATTTATAAAATTTAGGGTCGTTTACAAATTCAGTAATAGCACTTGCTATGTCAACTATATCCAAATTCAAACTAATATATTCCGTTATCAATTTGTTTAAATCTGTCAATAACGTGGCTTTCATTGTCACAACCTTTGAAGCTAAAGCGGGTGTTATTTGTCTAATAACAAAATCCCTCCATACTTCACTAAAAAAAGGACTAACCCTTTTTACTTGCTTTGCTATATCTTTTTTGGCTATCTCTCCCGTTTGAGTACCTGCCTTAATATAAAAATCAATTAGCGCTTGCTCAAAGTTTTTTAGGTTCAAATATAACAAAACTCCTTCATAGTTCGACTCGTCAATAATCGCTAAATTTAAAGAACGTATATCTTTACGCAATGCCTTTTGAATATCACGGGTTAATAATCGCTCATTCTTGCCGTGTAAAGCTAAAAATAATTGTCTATATCTTTGGGCTTTCGTCATCAGGAATATTTGCTAAAAATGAACTGTTTAACATCGCCTCGTCTAATCTTATTTTTCCCTTTCCTATCCAAACATCATCCATACCATCCCCTTCTAATCTTTCAAATTTAATCAATTCTCGGATTTCATTAAGTGTTACCGGTGCTTTATCTAACCACTCCATTAACATATTAATATCCTCTTGAAGTTCGGGCATCTCCGATATGTCAAAGCAAAGTTTATACCCCTTGTAGTCTGAAAAGAAAGGAATGAAATATTTATTAAGTGCCTCCTCTATCATCAATAAATCAGGGTAAATATTATCTGTAAGAACGGATTTTTTAGCTTCTTTCAATTCGGAACCACCCAAACCGCTTTTGCCGTCGTTGTTCATTAACTCATCTGCCCATCCTAACACGTTACAGATAGTTTTTCTATCCCATTGTAAAGCCACCCACGGCTCTAACTCATCATTTCCTAAAGCTATTCTTTGAAAACCTATCTCTTTTGAAATACCTGCAATTTTAGCCATTCTTTCCTTAGACAAGTCCATATCTTTTATACGCTCTGTGAATTGTTGGGCTTGTGACTCTGTCAAAGATTCACCTTTAGCAAATATAAACCCAAAAGCCCCCGAACTTTTCAACATCTTATTCAAATGTTTATTAGCTGAAATTTGATTTTCTATGTTTAAATATGCTGCCTTTAATGGTGATTGACCATACATTTGACTAGCTTCAAAAGTCCAATCGGGATTAGGTGTTTTAATATGGATTACTTCCTCCTCTAAAAAAGGGATTGATTGCGTTTGATAAATTAGTTGATAACCTAATACAGGGCTTTCCAATGTGAAATTAAAAGCATTTGGTTTAATTAGTATCTGCATCAAATGAGAAGGCAGTACATAGATTGCAATCGGTTTTCCTTGCTCATTCTTTAAAATGTAAAGAAACACATTACCACAAGCCTTTAAATAGATTTTGTATAATTGGAAAAACTCTGACCACCCCATAAGAGGGTTCGGTCTTTCAAGCGGTATTGGCTTATATTGCTCCTTATCAAATGTTTTTGATTGTGCGTTTTAATTCTAGTCAATACACCTTGTGTTGTTGGGTGAAATTGCTTTCNTTTTTGTTGGTATGATTTATAGCTTTCGTCTAGATTTTATCTTTTTGCAGTAGTAAGGAACGGTTGATGTCTTGTTGGCCATTTGCGTTAAAATAGCATAAACATCAGGATTTTGCATAAATGCTGTTTCAATAGCCCACGTAGATTTATAGTCAATCGTCACCTCACCGCCTCCAATGTTTTGAAAATACAAAGCATTGACTTTATTTACTACTGTTTTCTTGAACCAGTCTAAAATCATCTATACAAATTTTTACAAATATAAACAAATATTTTAATACAAAAATAAATCTACATTACTTTTTGCGGAAAGTTCTGTAACGCCCCAAACCAATGCATCTACCCTATCGGGTGAAGTTGTATTTTTATCAGGGTTAAAAGTCACCATTTGACGCTCCAATATAGGAAAATCACCAACGTGAAATACTTTATTATTCTCGTATAATTGATAAATAGGCTCTGCACGTGTGAACTTCCCTTTTGTTGCGGTTACTAATTTAATAAGATTGTTTGCATCTTGATTAGCTAAAACAGCCTTTACCATATCGCCTCCTTGATTCTTTTCTGCCACATAGTAATCGCAACCATAAGCAACAAAAGCTTGATGTGCTACCTTTGCCCATTCCGTTGGAGAGTAACGCCCTGATAAATCGTCTAAAATATAGTACTTATCATCAGCATAACCAACAACAATTATTCCTGTTTCATCACTATTCTTTGTTGCGGTTGTTGCCGGGTCGATAGCCACAACGCACCTAAGGTTGTCGGGTTTTACTTTTATCTTTGCTCTGTTTATTATTGCGGTGTTCCAAAGTATGCCTTCGCTATCCTCAATCCAATCACCCATAAACAAATGGTTAAACCTATCTAAATTATGATTCTTTACCGTTTCCGCTTGTTGTAGGAAAGAGTCTGAAAGGTTTTGAATATTGTCTAAATAGGTGGTATGAATAAATGTTGTGTTTGGCCGTTCCTTTTCAATCCAATTCTTATAAATCCAATGTTGCTTATTGCTTGGATTCATTATCATTATTACTCTATTGTATTTATTTTTGCCCTGATTGAAAGGTCTATTTTGTCAAATATATCCTCATCGACTAACTCCTCCGCTTCGTCTAACACAAAGCACGTAACTCCCGATATAGTATTTAAGGTTTGCAGTTGCTGTTCCTTGTGAGGTTTTAATCCCTTTAAATAATATTTTTGAGCCTGTTTTTTTGTTTACTATTTCATTTTGTTTTACATCAAAATCATTTTCTAGGTTCATTAACTCAATTTTTTCAATAAACTCTGGTATGATTGATATTTGAGCAGATACCATGGTCCAACGTGTAAATAGTATTATTTCGTTTGGTTCATAAGTAAGGTTTAAAAGAAACAAAGAGGCATGAAAAGATTTTGCACTCCCTCTGCCTCCTGTTATTAGATAATATCTTGTTTCTGGTGGATTGTAAAATAACGGTTGATAATTAGCTATCAGATTCATTTTTTATCCATTGTATTGGTGGGTTGATTGGTTTGTCGTCTGTTGTAATGTCGCTTCTGTCTTTCCAACCATGATTGCTTTTAAGGTTTATAATGCCAGCAGCAACATTAATATTTCCTTTTTTGGTGTTACGAAAACAATTAACCTCACAGTTGCTTAAAATCTTTGCTTTTAAATATTTTAACTCAGGATATTTATTTATAATATAATCAAACGTTCCCTTGTCCGTTCTTAAGTCATAAGCAACCTCCCCTATGAAGTCATAGTTTTCTCCTCTTGAAAGGTCTTCTGCTTTATGCATAAATTGTTCAGCCTTTTCAAAAGTCCAAACCTCTGCATTAGTATTTCCTTTCGGTGCTGCCATTACTCT